TTGGTGCCGGTGACAGGGCCGGTGACGGTTCCCACATCATCCACAATCGAGGTGATTGCCGGTGCGACAGGGGCGGTGGCATCCACATTGATGGTGTAACCCCCGGTCTGCGCGCTGGCGTTGCCCACGGCGTCGGTGGCGGAGAAGGTCAGATTATGCGGCCCGTCAGCCAGCGGGGTGGACGGCGTAAAGCTCCACGCGCCGCCGGTGGCGACCGCGGTGCCAATCTGTACCCCATTGTCATAGATGGTTACCGTCGCGCCGGCTTCTGCCGTACCGGTGAGCGTTGGACGTGCATCGTTGGTTAACCCGCCGTTGGCGACAGGCGTCGCAGCATTACCGACGTCGTCGGTGATGCTGGTCAGCACCGGTAGCGCTGGCGGCGTGGTGTCAATGGTCAGGCTGAAGTCGGCGGACGGCGCGCCGGTGTTCCCCGCCTGATCCGTTGCTTCTGCGGTAAAGGTGTGTGACCCGGTGCCCAGCGGCACGGTGATATCCACGGTCCAGTTGCCGTTAGCATCGGCAGTACCGGTGCCCACCAGCGTCGTGCCCTCGTAGATATTCACGGTGGCCAGCGGCTCGCTGGTCCCCACCAGGCGCGGGAGAGGATCGTTCGTGGTCTGGCCGGAGCCAATCGCCCCGGTGATGGTGCCAACATCGTCAATCGCCTGGGTGATAACCGGCGCGGCAGGCGCAGTCGTATCCACAACCAGCGTAAAGCCTGGTGAGGCAGGACTGACGTTGCCCGCGGCATCGGTTGCCGTGGCGGTCCAGGTGTGGCTGCCGTTTGCCAGCGTGCCGGTGGTGAAGCTCCATACGCCGTTGGCATCAGCCACGGCGGTGCCCACCTGCTGACCATTCTCATAGATGGTGATGGTCGCGTTGGCTGCCGCGGTGCCGTTCAGCGTTGGCGTGGTGTCGTCTGTGCTTTGTCCCGAGGCGACCGGGCCCAGCACGGGACCGGCATTGTCGGTGGCAGGGGTAAAGACCGGTGCGTCGGGCACCGACGTATCCACCGTCAGGTTGAACGGTGGCGAGGTGACCCCGGTATTGCCTGCGGCATCGGTGGCGTTGAAGGTAATGGTATGCGGCCCTTCACCCAGCGCGGTGGTCGGCGTGAAGGTCCAGTTACCCTGGGCGTTGACGACCGCCGTGCCGATTTCCACATCATCGACAATAACGTGCACCGTTGCGCCCACTTCCCCCGTACCGTTGAAGGTTGGACGGGTGTCGTTGGTGGAACCGTTGCTGGCGATGATTCCCGTTCCCGGGCTGACATCGTCTATCACCGTGGTAACCACCGGGGCCGCAGGGCCGGTGGTATCCACCGTAAAGGCGAACACTGGCGAGTTGGCGGAGACGTTTCCGACATCATCGCTGGCGTTGACGCGCAGGTTATACGTCCCGTCCGTCAGAACCGGGTCCGGCGTAAAGGTCCAGTTACCGTTGCCGTCGACCGTAGTGGTACCAATCTCCACGCCGTTATTCAGAACGTGAATGGTGGTACCCGCCTGGCCGGTGCCGCTCAGGGTTGGCGTGGTGTCATTGGTGACCTGCCCGGCGGTAAGCGGGCCGGTTACGCCACCCGGAGCGTTGTCGCTGACCGTATCGATCGTCGGCACCTGTGGTGCCGTCAGATCGATATTGATGCTCCAGACGCCGGACGGCTGGCTGACGTTGCCCTGCGGATCCGTCGCTCTGACCGTAAAGTCATGCGTTCCTTCCCCGAGGGCGGTTTCAGGGGTAAATGTCCAGGCGCCGGTACCGTTCCGTGATGGTCTTGCCGGGCACCACGCCTGACGTGTTGCCCGGCAAGACCATCACGGAACGGCAGGCGGCGCAGGGGTTAATCAGCAATGTGTTGCTGACGGAAAAAAGGCTGGATGCCTGCCTGAAGGTCAGGCCCCCGCAGCATGTTTACGATGCGCTGGTAAGCATCGGATTCAACGTGGGCACCGGCGCAATATGCCGATCCACCATGGTGTCCTACATCAACCGCCAGCAGTGGTGGCAGGCATGCAACGAGCTGCCACGCTGGATTTACGTTAATGGTCAGAAAAACAAAGGGCTGGAGAACCGCCGCTCGCGGGAGCTGGCCTGGTGCTTAAAAGGAGCGTAACGCAATGAAAAAGAAAATCATGAACGTGTTTTTTCAGATCGCATGGGTGGCGCTGTTGATGGCCGCGCTGTTTTATCCACGTAGCAGCGCCCCGGTCCTGGTTGCTGCCGCTGTCTGGGTTATGAGCCTTTTAACCTGGGCGCTGACCTTATGCGGCGTGCTTGGCGCAATTGCCGGAGGTACAGCAAAGCAATCCCTCAACGAGTCGCTCAGGAAATTCTTTACCGCGCCGGATAAGCCGTTGCTCAGTTGGCTGATGAAAATCCTGATTGTTGTCTGCCTGGCGTGGTCCGGCTGGGTGATCACCCTGGTGTTTTATTTACTGACGCTGTTGGTTTACCGGGTTGCCCGTTCTCAGCTGTCAGAGACGGCAGCAGCCTGATGCGGGTGCTGGCGGTAGTGCTGGCGCTGACGCTCGCGGCGCTGGGCTGGCAGTCTTGGAGGCTTAACAATGCCAGCCACACCATCGAGACGCAGGGCGCGGCGCTGAAAAACAAAGCGCAGGAACTGACGAAGAAAAACAGCCAGCTGATCGGCCTGTCCATTCTGACTGAAACCAACAGCCGGGAGCAGATGCGGCTTTATGCGGCGGCGGAGCAGACCTCCGCGCTGCTGCGCAGCCGTCAGCACCGGATAGAGGAACTGAAACGTGAAAACGAGGATTTGCGCCGCTGGGCTGACACTCCTTTGCCTGCTGACATTATCCGGCTGCGGGAACGTCCGGCCCTCGCCGGAGGTGCAGCTTACCGTGAGTGGCTGTCCCAGAGTGACGCAGTGCCGCCTGGAAAGGTCAGCGCCCCGCAGTAACGGCGATCTGAATGCGGTGCTGGATGAAACGGAGGCCGCCTGGGCGGCGTGTGCTGACAAAGTGGACACGATAATTGCGTGTCAGGAGCGAGACAGTGAACAAGCCGCAGTCTTTACGCAGCGCCCTGAATAAGGCGGTGCCGTATGTCCGCAGTAACCCGGACAAACTGCACCTGTTTGTGGATAACGGCTCACTGGTGGCAACCGGGGCCAGCTCCATGTCATGGGAGTACCGCTACACCCTGAACGTGGTGATCGAGGATTTCAGCGGGGACCAGAATCTGCTGATGGCCCCCGTTCTGCTTTGGCTCACGGACAATCAGCCGGATGCAATCAACAACCCTGAACTGCGCGAAAAGCTGTTCACTTTTGACGTGGATATTCTGCGCAATGATGTATGCGATATCAGCCTGAACCTGCAGCTGACGGAGCGCGTGCTGGTCAGCACTGACGGGGGCGTGTCGAGCGTTGAGACTGTGTCGGAACCGGACGTACCGGAAGAAATGTGGACGGTGAAGCATGGGTGATCTGCAGAGGGTGGATGACTGGCTGGCGGCGTTGCTGGCAAAACTGGAGCCTGCCGCGCGCAGTCGCATGATGCGTCAGCTGGCGCAGGAATTGCGCCGCAGTCAGCAACAGAATATCAGGCTGCAGCGAAACCCGGACGGGAGTGGCTATGAGCCGCGCCGGGTAACGGCCCGCAGCAAGAAGGGGCGCATCAAGCGACAGATGTTTGCAAAACTTCGCACTACCAAATACCTGAAAACTGCTGCCAGTGCGGATTCTGCCAGCGTGCAGTTTGACGGCTCAGTGCAGCGTATTGCCCGTGTTCACCATTACGGACTGCGTGATATTGTGAGTCGCCATAGTTTTAAAGTCAAATACGCACAACGGCGTCTTCTAGGCGTAAATAAAGAGATAGAACTTTTGGTTCAAAACACACTGATGCACTGGCTTGTTTAGTGCTTCAGTGTGTTAAAATAGAATGTTATTGGTTGAATATAAAATTGATGATATTTTCAGGGGTTAGTGATGTGTTTTTTTTATCAAGTTTTTGAAGGTGCATTTTATATTTCATTTCAACGTTTCGGAATCCTTGTGCAACAGAAAGTATTTCTACGGGATGAGAGGAAAGTTTTATTAAGGAGTTAATGATTGTGTCTAAGTAAATATGAGCGTGCTCAACTAAAATATTTGTTTTTGATGGTGTTTGACCAGTGTGAACTATCAAGTTTCTAGTTCTATATATTCTCTTGATTTGCCAGTTAATTCTTTCTGCATGGTTTTTAAGTGCGTCATGGATAGTATTAGTCGAGGAGATTAAATTGCTCACATATTCGAATCTCTCTTTCAATAATGGGAATTGTGATAGTTCTATCTTAAACTGATTGATGCTAGGGATGTGTTCTTGCGAAGCAACAAGAATCACAAGTGATTTAGCTGCATCGTCATTTTCAATTAGTCTTAGAAGTGACATAGTACGTGGATAATTCCAGCGTTGTAAGTCTTTTATAAGGTTTCTTACTAGATCTTCAATGTAATTCAGGTTCAAAAATGGTATTAATGAATTAACGATATGTTCTATTGTGGACTGATCTTCTTTTTTGGATTCGTCAGGGATGAGCGATTCTATAGCAATCCATAAATTTAAAAGCTGGTTTTCTACAGCATTTGTCCGTAATGCCATTGAATGTAATTGTGCACTTCTGATAAATTTATTGAAAGAATCCTCACGCATTCTAAAATTGTTCATGAATTCTTCGAGTCTTCTGCTTGCGTGTTCCTGAACCAGATCCTTGCAGCGGTGCATTGGATTGATGCTGTTTCTAATATTGATTTTTTCACCATTCTCACTAACTACAATATTCTCGGCAGACCATGATGCTTCTTGCTTATGATGATAAAGAGAAAGCAAAGTTGATGCGAGCTTTAAGTTTTTTTCAGCTTTCTTTCTGGCAGTAAATGGATCAAGTGCTTTAACTTGCTTGACTAAAATAGTTCGTTGCTCATGACTATCGAAGAAATCTTGTTCATTAATGTTTTCGGGTGTTTCGAGTACAACCTCAATTTCTAATTGTGATAAGCATGGAGAAATGTAGCTAAAAGATTTGTCAGCATTGAAATAAACTAAATATTTTTGTGTCTTTGTGGGGA